CGTTTTGCGGATGTTTCTTCCTGAACGGATCCCACAACGTCAGGGACAGAAAAACCATAGAATCTATTAGGTCTTGGCATGACTGAGATAGGAAAGTAAGGCCGACCCCCCTCGTATTCGAAAGGGGCGAAACCAGCCATAAGACGAGACATATCGTGAACCCAAATGTAATTTTCTTCACAGACTCCATCTCCATCTAGATCAAACTGAGAAGTAAGGATCTGCCAAATCTCTACGGGCCCACGAGCTACGTGTATATCATCCGGCATCGGTATGGCATAATCACCGATAGTGAGTTTACCTCCGATAGTATAGGTAGCGTTACCCTGTCTGTCCCAAGGTCTTTCATCTTGTCCTGCCGCAGTGCAGGCCATGATCTTATCTACCATATCCCTATGGAACGGTCCTGGGTTGCCTTTATCATCCTTCTCGCACATGGCATACATATCTCGCTCTGACATGTATCTCTTACGAGCTACTCCGTCAGCCACTTCAATAGAAGGCGCATAGTTAGGAAAAAGGATAAAATCACGAAGCTCCACTGGGTTGTATCTAACTGCATCCCATTCAACTTTCTTTACACGTTGTCTCTGTTTCTTAATAATGGCTTGCCCAAACTGATTAACTTTCGGGTTCCCAGTCTCATCAAGTACTGGTCCATCAACGAGTTGCATCGTTTCCGAGATCTTCTTCTCCCAGATACATTCGAGAATGGCTGTGCCATCTCTGCAGGCAAGTTGAATACAAGTATCAAACGCGTCATACCAGTCGTTCTCCTCGTATTCCGAGTTATAGAACTGCTCAGTTATATGAGCATACTGAGAAGAAATAGTATCTTTTCCCGCAACCGTAAAAGGCCTTGGTACAAGGACAGACCCAGAAAGTCTGGAAGTCATCTCCCCAACGGCGGTGAAGACCACAGGCACAGTGATATTGGCACAGTTCTCCCACGGTGGATTAGCCCTTTCCCCCTGCATCTCGTAGAGAGCGTTACCGTAGTCTAAGGAGGCGTCCAAGCCCCCTCGGTTGCCTAGGTTCAGGTCAATCAACTGCATGGCCGAGACGCCCACGGCCGTCCATTGGTCATCTGTCAGATTAGGAACAGGACGCATATTGAGTGCGTCCGGTTGGATATTGATACTGTATTTGTTCGGCATGACTCTATCTTACTTCAAGGTCCAATAAAAGTAAGGCAATTTGTAGGGGATACAACCGCCAGGGGGTTTCCAGTGACTGTTATAGTCTGGATTATGCCATCTCCTGCTTGTACCATATAAGGAATAGCAATAGCTGAAGTAACACTTGTCACCCAAGGCCCTAATTGAGGACTATCTGGGATGACTACTGTCCCTAATGGAAAAGGAGCAGAGCCAGGGAATGTTCCATTAGCAATCCCTATACTTATAGTGGCTCCTCGCAGTCCATTAGAATCAAGAAGAGGATAAGGTGAGTGGCTAGCTGCAGCATCTACAGGGTTGTAGGGTTGACAAGTCTCATTTATATGCCCTATAACTAATCCAACAGGAGCTGCTGTATAATTTCCATTAAAAGAATTAACAACAAAAGGATTAGATGCTGAAAGACCACCCACTAATGTAAGTCCTCCACTTCCACCCCCTAAACAATTTGATGTAGTTCCTATACATACTTTATCTGGGAAGAAATAATTGCCTGGGTAGGTGAAAAATTGATTAGGTCCTTGTGCTAATGCTATAGAAGGGGTAAGTCCTAAAGCTAGGGCTAGTGCTATCTTCTTAAACACCTGTTGCAATCCAATCTATAGTAGAGCTAAAAGTTCCTGTAGCGTTGTTACAAAAATGAATGACAAAGTTAGTATTGGTCTTAGTATCTGCGTATGCTGCAACATCGCTAGTATGAGAGGATGCAACAGGAGGGAGAGTTGAAATGGATACAACCACGGTTGGAGTATTAGTGAATGCCAAGGAGAATGTAATAGTTGCCGAAGTACATGTATTATTAGCGGTAGAAGCAGTTGTAAAAGTATCGTGAAGAATCCTGTTTGCTCCTATTACTCCAGCTCCACCAGTAGTTATATTTGATCCTGCGGCCATAGTGTTACCTACTAGACCATTATTTACAGAAAAAACATGAAATGAGAACGTTGCAGAGTTAGTGACAGTTGCATTTGCTGAACCTATTACTGTATTAGTTCCATCTGTAATCGTTATAGGTTGACCTAAAAAGTATGAAAAATTAAGGTTTTGAGTTGTTACAGTAACATTAGATCCCACCGCAGGAATTACAAAAGCCTGTCCTGTAGGGGAACAGGGAGCTGGTCGTGATGTTGCTACCCCTGCTCCATTAGCTAGCACGCAGGTACCAGGAGATACACCAGCAGCAGTTAAATTTCCTGATGTATCATATACATCAGCGTATGCAGGAGTAGCTAACATTAGCGCCAGGATAATCGCTATAATCCTATACATATCGCCTCGTAAGATTGAGCGCCAGCGTTGGTATTTTCAACAGTTAGCACAGTAGTAGTAACACTAACTACGTTAAATGCCGGGGTTACTGATAGTGTACCCGTAACAGTAGCAACATTACACACCGGAGCTGCAGCATACGCTGTTGCAAAGGTGAAAGTACCATTGGATAGGGCTGCCACTGACGTAGAGTTAGCAGTCTCTATGTGCGCTCCCGCCTTTGCAACTCCACTTTGATTTAGAGTAACAGGGTTAGTTACGGATATAGTCGGGGCTGTCGCTGTGCCACCAACAGTAATACTTGAGTTACCTGCGGTAACTCCGGTCACACAACTTGAAGCAGCATTTGCAATTTGACCGTTCGTTGTAGCCTGAAGGCACCTTCCTGAAGTCAAAGTTGCAGATGCAAAAAATCCTGCAATACCTATGTCCCCACTACAATCTAAAGCCATAGGGTTTCCCGCTACCCCTTCTAGGCTGAAGGAAAGACACGCTGCTGCTACTCCAGAAGTTATGACAGTGTTGTTGGCATAAATATCAGTAAATCCAGCTCCCGTTCCGTTGTTGTTAGCAAGAGAAATTATACCTGTAGTACCAACATGGGCGGTACCTAACCTCAATGGGTTAACTGCTGTGGCTGTAATGATACCCGTGAAAGTTGGTGAATTTGTGACTGCGACAGTAGGAGTTGGTGCCGAACCAGTCACGACGATATCGTTACCTGCTGTAATACCTGTAAGAGTACCCGAACCTGTTCCACAATTAAGATTAGAGACTAGTTGTTTACTTGCATCGGTACCTACACACGCACTAGCAGTTAAGCCATAGTCAGTGACACCTCTAAACTCTGCATTGTTTGGAACCGCTAGAGAAGGTAAGGAAATCTGGCTCCCAACCATGAGAGCCGTTACTAGTAAGATTGTTGGGATCTTACTGATATGTCTCATGTTTAGAACCCAATGCAATGAACATTGTAGATGTACCCTTGGTTAGCTGAGTCATAGATCACTACAGCAGTAGTGCTCTCTGAAACTATGGCAGCTCCAGAGTACACAGGCGTTGCGTTAATAATGTTCGTTGTGCAGAAAGGAGCTGCTGTAAATGAATGTCCAAATGTTCCTGTAGCTTGCCAAGGAGTAGTAGCAGAGGTTGTTAACTGGAAAGTTTCGATGTGAAGACCGCCTGCTCTAGTACCCGCGATATACGTCGTCGGGCAGAGTTCTCCACTAGAGTTTAGCTGTGAAGCAGCACTCGTTCCTACGCAGTTCAAGGCCGTCAAACCAGAGTCGATGATTTGAGCTGCTGTAGCTGTGCCCGCGAACGTAGGAGATGCGATCACGTTGACTATAGGAGCTGCTGCCGTGCCTGTTACAGAGGTATTTGTTCCGGCATTGACAGAAGTGACAGTTCCACAAGCCGCCGCAGTAGAGGTTAAGAGACCGCCTGCCGCTGCTTGGATACAATCACCAGTCGTGAGGCCCGTACCGAGCAAGGTTGCGCCTGAGACCGCTCCGGTAGCACTAACACTCCCGAAATTTCCTGCACCTGCACTAGTGAAACTTCCGCCGGTGACATTGCCTGCGAAGGTAGGAGCTGCAACAGTGGTTATATTTGGAGTAGTTCCCCCAGAACTTAGTATGTTACCCGAACCAGTGACGGCAGTAACCGTACCTGAACCTGATCCGCATGCAAAGCCTGTAGAAACGAGATTATCGGCAGCATCCGTAGTAACGCATTGGCTAGGAGTAAGCCCAGGGACATTTATACCGAAAAAGACAGCATCGCCAGCTCCAATAGCAAGAGCAGGTGCAGCCATACTGGTCAAACCTAACGCAGTGGACAGTAAAACAATGGCTGATCTTTGGATGTTACGTTCCAGTACATTGAACATTACATGTAAACCCCGTATGACTACTGTCATAGACAACTGCGGAAGTGGTGCTCTCGGACACTATGTTCAGGACGGTTGAAATGGGCACTGCACTAAACGAGGTTGCGACGCAGACAGGAGTAGTAGTAAATGCAGGCGCAAAATTTACAGTAGCTTCCCATGGAGGGCTAGAAGAGGCGACTACTTGAAAATATTTTGTAATCGTCCCTCCAGTTATAGCACAAGTCGGGCACGATATGTTAGGAGTAGTACCCCCGGACGACACAATCGGACCTGTGGCAGTCACTGCTGTCACTGATCCTCCCCCGCCGCCGCCAGGGATATGAGCAATGACGTTTATACCGCCACTAGCGTTCAGTGTAACACTCGGTGCCCCCGAGGCTCCGCTACCGTCTGCTCTCACTGAACTCATATTTCCGCAGTTGAAGATGTAGTTGCCGGGGGCTGCTATGCTAGGCCCAACAGTCGTCGTTCCGTCTGGGCTGTAGACTGTCAGAGGTGCAGTCCATTGAGCATTTGTTGTGTTCCTGTAGAGACCTTCAACAGATAACGTTCCCACGAGGGGGGAAAGAATGGAGATGGTGCAGGCAGATTGTCCCACAAGGCCATTTAGAATCAGATAGGGAGCGGTAGGGGAAGCAAGCGGGTTTCCTATGATAGAAAGAGCCTGATAGTCGGCAGAAGCGGGTATGGAAGAAGCGACGAGCATTGCTGCAGTCGCTATTAAAGTTCCAATGACTTTCCTTACATAACCTAACATATTATATCCTACTGAAGGACCGCAGTGACATTGCATCCTTGGTAAAACTGGTTTGGAACAGGGTTGATAGTTGTTACATACGCACTAAAAACGGATCCTGGGGTTGGAGTATACGAAACAGGTAACACAGAGGTAGCTGTGTTAATGTAAGGACCTCCATGAGGACTTGTAGGAAGAACAAGGGTTCCTACGTTAATAGCGGAACCTAAAAGGTTATACTCAGTGACTGTAACAGTGCCTCCAGCAATACCGTTTGTTTCTATATTATAAGGGTAGTTTCCGGGAGCTGCTACTGCTGTTACAGGATTGTAAGGTATACAAGAGACAGAGAATCCTGTTATCTGGTCTAATGAAATTAGTCCTGGTTTGTTCTGTACAGGAGCAGCTAGTAAGGCTTGATTAGTATCTATCATAAATGTAAAGGCTGATGGTGCAGAGCCAGCATTATTGAAATTAAAAGCAGGACTACTGCCACCACATGAACTACATTCTCCTAAAAATACAGGATTTAGATTAGTGGCAGTAACAGATCCTTGAAAAAAGTTGTTGCCGTTAACTGTTACACCTTGAGCTTGATGTGGATTATCCGCCATAACAGGTAAAGGAGCTAAACAGAAGATAAGGGCTAGTAAAGCTGAAAGTTTCTTATTCATGTTATGGTCCTACTTGTGGAACGCATGCTGATACGACTTGGGCAGTAGCATCTGCTGCACTAATGATAGCGACTATACCATCACCGGCTTGTGTAGTATATGGCGATCCTACGGCAGAGGTGACTGAAGTTACCCAGGGGCCAGCCTGCGGGCTTGTCGGGATTATGACTGAGCCTAGGTTAAGGGGTGCGGTTCCCGAATGTGTAGCATTTACTATACCAAAGTCTATGGTGCCTCCCCCTAGTCCGTCTGCTGCCAGGGTGGAGTACGGGTTCCCTGGAAATGCTGCTGCATCTGCTGCATTAAAGGCATTACAAGCTACGTTAATATGACCAATAGTGATTCCAACCGGCACCACAAACAGTTGATTCCCGTTGTATGGGCCATCGGGGCTCAGTGGGCCATTTCCGACTGCATTGAAGTAGTATCCATTTGTAGCTGAGAAGATAGGCTCAAATGTTTGGCCTCCGCCACAAGGAGAACCTGTCGGGATAACATTTGCTCCACCACTGGCTTGGAGGCACTCTCCCGAATGTCCGATGAGATTGGTTGCACCTATTTGAGCCCCTTGAACTGATCCGGTCGCTACGAGGTTAGTCACTTGGGTTGTGCCTGAGAACAGAGGGCTGTTCGGAATTGCTATGACAACAGCTCCGGTTGTAGGAGATGCTGTGAGGGCTAGGGGGGTTGAAGACGTAACCGAGGTGACTCCGCCACCGCCGCTACAAGCTGAACCAGTCCCTACTAGTTCTCCATTATTATTTGTTTGAACACATTCATTATGAGGTATAGCACCAATGAACATGTTTCCAGCGATTCCCATATTGCCGTTGTCATCTATCGACAGTAGGTTTGTGTTCCCGAAACCAGTATGCAAACCGAAAGCTAGATTTAGGACATTAGCAGTATTTTGTAGTTGGTTCGCCGTTAAAGTTACGGGGAACCCTATGCTGTCAGTCCATGTCGCTATAGGTGGGCCTGCCCCCATGGCAGTCGAGGCAAAGGTTTGCCCGGTAACTGTGCCTGAGAAGGTCGGAGCGTTGACAGTGGTGATATTGGGATTAAATCCCCCTGAACTGAGGATGTTTCCAGATCCAGTAACTGTCGCAACTCCTCCACCTCCACTACCGCAAATTAACCCCGTAGTTGAGAGTTTGCCTGATGCAGATGCAGTAACGCATCCGCCAGTGGAGAGAGAACCCACCTGAAGAGTTCCCGTCATGATGTAGTTACCTACCATCGTGTAGGTGCTCAAAGCCAGTGCTTGTAGAGGGTCAGAGAAAGCAGCTAAGAAACCAGCGGCAGTGATAACTGCCAAACTAGACTTACTTGCAAGTATATTTCTGATATTCATAGCTGCTCCTTGTAACTACATCGGGAAGTTATTGGTCTTCTTAACTTCTTTTTTCTTCTCTGGAGGACCTAACTTACTGTCATGCTTACCGTGCTTCTTTTTCTTGTGTTTCTTGCCTGACTCTGCGGCTTGGAACATGTTGGTAAACTTCTTTGGGCTCATCCCTGACTTCTTAGGCATACTTATCTCCTATTGGAGCACGGCAGTAACGTCACATTGCTGATAAGCTTGACTAGGAACAAGATCCGCAAATGTTACCTGAGCATCAAACACTGACCCGGCAGTGGGAGCATAAGGCTCATGCAGCACGGAAGTGGCTGTATTCACATAAGGTCCATTGTGAGGACTAGTAGGAAGAACTACAGTTCCGACAATAACTGCTGCTCCGGTAGGTTTGTACTCGTGTATAGTAACCGTTCCTCCACCTACTCCATTAGTCTCAGGAGTATTATAAGGATTACCGGGAGCCCCAACTAAAGAAGGGTTCCAAGGAAGACATGATATGGAGAATCCCTTAATTCCTATTAACGCAAGGAATCCTGGTTGAGGATTAGTTGCTAAGGCTAACAAAGACTGATTTGTTTCGATCTCGTAGTTGTAGGCTGATGATAAAAAACCAAAACTTAGTGCCGAAGTTCCACCTACCTTATTCATAAAGACGGGATTAAGGTTTATAGCAGTAATATACCCCGTGAAGGCATAATTTCCCACTGTTGAAAACTGACCGTGGGGATTATCCGCCATAACAGGTAAAGGAGCTAAACAGAGGATACAGGCTAGGAAAGCTGAGAGTTTCTTATTCATGTTATGGTCCCACAGACAAGGAGCAGTTAGCGAGATCAACTTCTTCATTTCTTTTTTCCCTTACCAGCTTCACTCAAGGCAATCGCTATAGCTTGTTTACGATCTTTGACTTTTGGGCCTTTCTTAGACCCTGAGTGTAGAGTGCCATGCTTGAACTTGTGCATCTCGGAGTGTACACGCTCCTGCTTATCCCTCTTAGAGGCGTTCCTACCGAGCTTAGGCACTTACTTTTTCGCATCCTTGTGAATACCAGAAGTGCCTTGTTTGAACTTAGATCCCTTATGCTTCTTCTTAGCTCCATAGGCTGTAGCAACCTTACGACCTTCATGTGAGTGCTCTAGGCCCCCAACATGTTTAGGTTCCATCTGTAGGATCTTAGCCTTCCTGGCCATTACTCTACTGACCCCAGATCGACTTTGGACTTACCATTTGATCCGCCCTTGTCCATGCTGTAGCTTCCCTTGCCAGTGCCCTCAACCCCAAGAGCTTTTCCAAGAGAGGTCACTTCCATCGGAGCCACTCCGTAGTTCGCCCCATGATTCATAGCGTTGTTCAAGGAGGTCACAACTGGCCGTGGGGCGTAGTCGCGGTTCTTTTTGGTAGGCATGGTAACCCCTTTGTCAAGATTAGGATCTGTTGCAACCATCATAGCACCCCTAGGTTAGACTTTCCACTTCATCCCAAAGGAGCCGGCCGACACGGCGTTACCCGACTTCGCCTCCTTGGAGATGTCTGAGAGGTACTCCATATAATCTTCGTCAACCTCAAACACATCCACCTTGTCGGGGATTCTCTGACCGGCGGGCCTTGTGCGGCCTTCGTGCTTGGCTAGGGAGTCGAGTATATCCTCATGCACAAGTTCGTTCGCCGATGAGAAGTTCGTGAGTTGTTCTATGAGAGCCTTATGATGAGGTAAGAGGTACATGCGACCAGAGGAGCAGCGGGGTTCTAACATCTGGATGCGGGTAGACTTGTTCTGTCCCCCCGTGTTGTCCTCATCTATGGCTACACTAAGACCCTTCTCCCGTAGTGCCCTTTGTAGTAGAGGTATCCACAGCACATAACCTCCTACACTTTCAATAATGATCTTTGAAGGGTTATAGTACGCGATTTGAGAGCAGACTCTATCTAAGATTTCAGTAGGTTTGCCTTTCCATTGGCTAGCCACAAGTACCCACCACCTGTCGGCGAAGTCAGTACCAACAACTGTGATACCATGATAGTCGCTCTTACGGTGGGGGTTGATACCTGCCGGATCCCAAGCCATAGTTACATTAACTGGGTACTGTTCTCTAGAAGAAACACGTATAACATTCGAGTTATTTATCTTATACAACTCAAAGTCCATGATATGTATCGTAGACATATCAAAGACTCTATCTTCATCCGCGATAGGCTTGTTCTCGTAGTTAGCAGCGAAGTATCTCGCCTTACCTGGCCGTGTACGGATACTCTCAAGGAACTCGTAAGTCTGAGCTTCGGGGAAGAAGAGTCCTTGTGGACCATCCCAACAAGAACGAATGAACTTCTTGTACCGTTCAGGTAGGCCGTTAGATTCACGTTTTTCGTCGTCCTTGATGATTCGCCCGTAGGCATCGTCTACGTGCCAGCGCGTGCCTGTGACTATGAGGGTGCCGCCGGGGTCTAGCATAGACTGTAGCGTGTCGAGGTAGTCGGCCACCTGGTCACGCTGCTCTACCGTGACTACGTTCTTGTCGTTTACAAGATCGTCGGCGATGATGAGATCATAGTGGGAGCCCGTCATGTCTGAGCCCACTGAGGCTGTATCGACAGAGGGTTCGATGAGAGCAGCAGTACGTTTAGCTATAGTGATTTGAAAATCAGACCAGACGCCTTCATGAAACCCCGGCTTCCAATCATCTCCAAACTCACCTATAAAAGCTTCATTCTTTGTTAGATGAAACTTCACCGACTGGATACGGCGACGAGAGATTTTATCTTTGTGTGTAACAAATAAGATACGAGAGTTGTTATTTTCTTTTAGTACACCTATCACAGCGCCAACAAGAAGAGAAGTCTTGTACGTACCACGGGGCATGAGCAGCATATACAACCGCTGAAGAGCTGCCCTAAATTTGAAGTCTCCTATGGCCTCTTCGATGAAGGCACAAGGTGCGGAGTGGGTCCCTACCTGTAAACCTACGCCTGAACTAGAAGTATCATCGGACATGTTCAGGTAGTCAGTACACAATGGAAAGAGCCACCTGGATTCAGGAGGCTCTTTATACTCTATACCTTCGTTTTCGGTGTCCCATTCTTGGGTCACATGAGCTAGTGCATTGAGGTCCATATCATCTACTATACACCATTCTCATCGAGTCGGGCTATCCATGATGTAGCAATAGCAGCGACCTGAGTCAGTTCTTCTTTTAGGTTCTTTAAGTCTTCAGTCTGCATAGCGCGGGCAACTTCGCCAAGTTCTTCTGTAAGCATAGCAAGTCTCATCATATCATCACAACCTCTATCATAGGCGATATGCTTAAACTTACCCGACTGTTGTAGATCAAGCTGCCTTAAAATCTCTCTTCTAATTTGTCCTTCAACCTTCGTTACTCGAAGGATATACTCAGTAAACAATTCATAATTTTGCATGTAAGTTCTCCGTTACATAGCTTCGGACGGAGGGGATTTGTGCTGAGAGCCTATCTCCTGGACAGGCCGTACTGTATGGGTCAGGGTTACTCGGATAGAATAGAGATGCAATGTCTCTGTGTCCATATGTTCTTTCAATAGAGGTAAGATGTATATGCACGCTAAGGGCAAGTTGATGGAGGCTTTGGATTTGTCTTGGATCCGGTTCACCAGTGAAGCCAGGATCTCCTGATTCGAAGTTTCCTGTAAGGCAGACTGCAACGCCTTGAGAATTTCGTCCGTAGTTGGCTGCACTAACCCATCCGATCGGACGGCCTTGGTATATGGTGCCGTCCTTTGTAATGACCCAGTTATATGCGATGAAGGCCATGCCTTTGGCACGGTGTTCGGCATCAATTTCCAAAGGGGTTTGATCAGGAGAGCCAGCGCTATGATGAATAACAAAATCAGTAATACTGGAAATAGATCTGTTAACATAATTCGTCCCCGGCGCAGGATAAAGAGGAAGGGGCGCTACCGCCCCAAATATATCAGGAGGCACGGTCTCAAGTCCTAGGTGCTACTGGAACAAGCTCTACCACAAACTCGGTTGGGAATACTAGGCTTTTGTGGGTGTCAAAGTTTCTGACAAACTGCACCATTTCATCCGTGTTTTTATAAGGGAACCCATTCAAATAGAACGCAAGTAGGCCAACTGAAGCATCGAACTCTGAGTATTGTCTCTGCAGTGCCAATCCTATAGCACAACCATAAGAGTTCATTTGTTTACCGTTGTCGATATCCTCTTGGGTAACTTGAATACGTAGGGTTTTCATGTTCATGTCCTTTCTTATGCAGGGGGGAGGGGAGGAACGATCGGGGTCAACGATATCGTAACAGTAACCTTACCGACGGTGAAGTGATAAGGAAGTTGTGATATCACAAAAGGTATCATGGCTGCTAGAATCTCTTTAAGAAAGTTCATGGTGTCTCCTTGGGAGGCGTGGGGGGTAGAGGATCTGGAGGTTGTGCATCTAGCCAGTGGAGGACCTTCGCTGAGATGATACCAATGATAGCTATGCACCCCATAATCTTAGGTCCATCGTGGCCAAAGACAGAGGTTATCGCCTGCTGGAACATCGTGTCTGACACCAGTGCGGTTAAACTAGCCAGCTCTCCAAGCACAGCGGTTATCTTGAGTCCACAGGTGTTACTAGCACACACATCTACACCTACATCGGAACGGGGAGGATGTTGTTCTCTATCCGAGCTATCACTGCTTTCTCATGGAGTATACAGATCGGCTGTTTCTCGCCCTTGAAGGTTGGGTTCACAGGCTCATCATAGTCAATGAGAAGCTCACACCAGCGTTCAAAAACTATCAAGTCGCCAGGGCGGTACTTCGTTGCTGCCGAGTGAGCAGAAGCTAACACGAAGGCCCAGACCCTAGCCCACTTATCGTTTAGTGTAACCCATAGACCGTTCTCTGTGAAGCCTGCGGGGCTGTAGGGCCTCACCAGGAGGGTGTTTGGACGGATCTCCATCCCCCAGACTTTAGAATTCATAGGTAGAGGACTGTAGAGAGGCACGGACTCAAATTCTGGATACTTTTCTCTAAAAGAAGTCGGTTTTGGGGCGAGGTTTCTCACTCTTGGCCTCCTTTATGGGTTGTGGAGTAGGTTCAGAGAGCTTCTTGCCAGGGTTCTCAGGTACTTTTGGAAATGTAGGGTACTGTCGAAGCTCTTGGGCTAAGTGTTCTAGGCCGTAGGCGATAAGAGCTATTGTAATATCCTTTGGAGCTACCCCTGAAATCTCCCATATTTGATAAACTGCAAGCATGTAATGAGCCGGTACAGATATATTTAGATGAAACGGTGTTTTTAGGTCGTCTTTCAGAATTTTTAAGGTCCCTGCATGCAACAGATGCCTTATTTTTCTACCTCTCGTGTTCCCCTTAGTATCGTTTAGGTCCTGTAGATGTGCCGCGAACTTAGATAACTGCTCCGTATTAACCTTTGTCTTCGCATTTGATACAAAGATCTTTGTAAGGTACCCAAGACCATCTGGTAGAAGCTCCCTTTGAGCCACCCTTGCTCTTATTACAGCGCGGGCTATAGGTACCCTACCTTGATGATACTGTGTTCTGTGTCTTGTTAGCCCGTAAGCATGTCTAAACTCATACTTACAGACTAAACAACACACTGGGGTTATCCAACACTGGTTACAAGTACAATGTAGATCGTGGTTAGGGTTCCTTCTTGATGCCAATTCTTCGTAGTAAGAGTCAGGTCTATCAAGTGTGGAGATTTTATACTGGGGCATCTAGGTCATCCAACTTATCGGTTATATGTGTCCACATCTTCTTGTGTTTAACAGCAAACACAGTTGAGTGGGAGATGTTAAACTGCTTGGCTATCTTTCTCATAGAGAGTCGGGACTTGTAGATCTGAATCACTTCAGCATCATCAAGTACCGACAGACCATGATTTATGCCTCGGGCGGGCATGAAGGATCTTCCCAGGGATCAACAGGGAACCACTCTCCTAGTTCCGAGTCCCATCCATCAGTATTGTCTCCACCTGGTGATATGAAGTGCATTAGTTATCCTTTACCATTCTCACAAGCACTGAGTCTTCTTTGATGACAAGATACTCCTTACCTTGTAGTTTGACAAGGCTGCCTGAGTTGTTGTTGTAGTAGATCTCATCTCCTGGGGAGAACTCAGAGTCGTCGCTACCTGCTTCTTTAATCACTCCATGCCCTTGATAGATGGATGCTTCAGGGTCACTAGTTAGAAACAGGCCTGAGTCGGTCATGGTCTTCTCAGCGAACTCTTCAACCAGAAGTCTACCGTGCATAGGAACTGGATACATATTATTCTCCTTGATATCGTGTGAGTAATTTATGGTTGGTATACAGGAGGCAGTAACCACTGCCAGGCTGTGATAGGCACGTCTTTGGATATGTCGATGCGGTAGGCTGTACCGTCGTATGGTACTCCATTTGCCTTAGCCCATGCTACTAGTGGGTTTGGAACACCTGCATCGGTGTACATGTTATCGGCCTCCGTTTCCAAGTTC